TAGGCAAGCCTGTTGATGTTTGGAATGGAGTACAGTGGTCCTCTGTTGTTCCATTCATTGCAGCAAAAGACAAAAAGCTCTATCGAGTGCATTTGAGTGACGGATCGTATCTAGACGTAACACATGACCATGCTTGGTCAGCACGTACTGAGACGCAACGCGCGTTTCATCGTGTGGAAACAAGTGATTTACTAGAAGGCATGCAGTTGGAGTCTTGCGAACCTCCGCCATCTGAAGGAGGTGTTGCGTGTGCTTACGCATACCAAGCAGGTTGGGTCGCTGGTGATGGGTTTGTTGACAATGATCGTGTTTTGGCTTTGGTACAAGAACCCGAATATCGTGTGTTGCCTCATTTAGGTGGTGTCCCATACGCAGAACAACATCCTGATAAGTATACAAGACCGTTTCGGCGTGTATCACTTCATGGCATTGTCCCGTTAGTATTGGCAAAGGAGTTGCGTAACCATACTACTGGTCTGCCGGAAGAGGTGTTCACGTGGAGTAACGAATCTTTGTCTTCGTTTTTTGGTGGTTGGATTGACACAGATGGCTGTTTGCGGATTAACCCAAACACAGATCACTATGTTTTGCACGGCTCAGAAGCTAAATTGCGTGATGCACAAATGTTACTACGTCGTATAGGTGTAAATCACGCCTCTTTGCGGCTGGCTAATTCAGAAGGTGAAGAGACTAATTACGGTGTGCGCACATACGACTTGTGGGTGTTGTTGATTCCGTCATATGAAGCATCTCATATTGCGACTTTTCTGAAAAAAGCATCGCGTTATGGATCACGTTACGGACGTAATAACGCTCATCCTGATGGTGAGAAGATAGATCGTGCACGTAAGCAACGTGTGCTTATGGTTGAGGCGCTGCCTGACGTACACGATGTGTATTGTTTTTCTGAGCCTCAAAGACATATGGGTGTGTTTGGTAATGCACTCACATACCAATGCCTTGTTGAGACGTTTCCAGCTAACCACGACGACTACGACGACTATCAGAAGACGCTGAAGTATGCGTACTTGTACGCAAAGACTGTGACGCTTGTGCCTACGCACGATCCGCGTGTCAATTCGGTTATGTTACGTAATCGGCGCATAGGTACCTCTCAGTCTGGTATAGCGCAAAGTTTCCAGAAACACGGCAGACGTACGCACTTCAATTGGTGCGACAAAGGGTACAAGTACCTTCGCAGGCTTGACAGTGTGTACTCACGTTGGTTGTGTGTGCCGGAGTCCAACAAAATCACGTCTGTCAAACCTTCTGGCACCGTATCATTGCTGGCAGGAGCTACACCAGGAGTTCACTACCCGCATAGCGAATACTACATCCGCAACATACGACTGGAGAAGGACTCACAGCTAGCTCACATATTGCAAGAGGCTGGTTATCACTGTGAGGATGACATATACACACCACGTACAACGGTTGTATCGTTTCCAGTTCATGAACAGAATTTCTCTCGCTCCAAGTCCGATGTGTCTATGTTCGAACAGCTTGAGATAGCTGCTCAAATGCAGGCGTATTGGGCTGATAATCAAGTGTCGGTGACTGTGACGTTTACGCCAGAGGAGGCGAAGCAGATTGGTTATGCACTTGAGTTGTATGAAGTACGTCTCAAAGGCGTCAGCTTCCTGCCTGAAGACGGTGGTGGGTATAAACAGGCGCCCTACATTGAGATCACTAAAGAGCAGTACGAAGAGCTGGCTAGTGGTCTGCGTCCTTACGATTTGACCAATATCAGTCACGAGGTGACCGACAAGTTTTGCGACGGGGACAAGTGCGTCATACCGAATGCTGGAGCTAAGGTCGCCACCGTCGGCAGCTGATTCTAGGCCTTGACCGAGCTGATTCGGCAGGGCAGTGTTCGTCCTTCTGTCTTTGGTAACTGCCAACCTGTAGCGTTGTGTAGGGACACGTATGTCTAAACTCAATCTCACTGTGTCAGAGATTCAGGGTCATCTCAGGCAAATACACGAGAGTAGACAGGATTTGACTGCAGAGGAACGCTATTCGCTTACGTCTGCGATTGAAGCATTGGAACTGGTTAAGCTTCTCGGTCCTGGTCTCCAGCGTATTGTACGCGAGAAGCGTAAGCACATCGGTGCCAACGAATGAGTGTGCCTTCTCCTGTTGTCACGTTTCCGTTTGACCGTGACTTTCAGATCAATGTCCTTGCGCTTATGTTGGAGCGCAATGACTTTCTGCTTACAGCCATAGAGCTGTTGGTACCTGAGTACTTCGAGGACAAGATACTCATATGGTATTTCAACACAATCAAGGATTTCTACACTAAGCACCGTGAGTATCCTGTTGTAGACCCTACGCTGCACAATGAGTTGTCTAAGGCAGTACGAGCTAAGACAATCAAGCAGAGTGAAGTCAGTGACTATGCTGTAATCGCAAAGAAGCTCAGTGCACGTGCCACCAACCAGAGCTACACAATCGATGAAGTCATTCGATTTTGTCGTCGTCAGGCTGGTCGTAAGCTGTGGATTGAAACCGCAGCTGAGATGGACACAGCCGATGACGCTAAGTGGGATGAGATCATTGACAAGATTTCCAAGATACCAAGCATCGGCAACAGCTATCTAGATTTAGGTACAAACTACTTCCGCACTATACAGGAGCGTGTAAACGCCCGTGCAAGTGGAGTAGACGATAAGCGAACGATTCAAGTCGGTATCCACAAGCTAGACATGATGATAGGCGGTGGTCTCAAGGATGGACAGCTTGGGATTTGGTTAGGTGGTACTGGTCGCGGTAAGTCCATAGCGTTGTGCCACTGTGGTAAGATCGCTGTGGAGCTTGGTTACAATGTTGCGCACTACACTCTAGAGCTGGATGAGCGTGACGTTGCCGATCGTTACGATGCCACTCTCACGCAGACTAACATAAACGAATTGGCGATACAGACTAGGCGTGTGTCAACACGTGGTCGTTACTTGGAAGCGAAGCACCAGGATAGACTGCGCATAAAGCACTACCCCACTGGTACTGCGTCGATCAACACAATCAAGCAGAACCTGCGCCAACTGGAGTCGTCTGGTTGGGTTCCTGACTTGATCATTGTTGACTATGGTGACTTGCTAAAGCCTCTCACCAATTACAATGACGAGTACGCAGATCTAGGAGCCATATTCAAAGATCTTCGTGGCATGGCCGGTGATATGAAGCTCCCTATATGGACAGCCACACAGAGTAACAGGATTGGGATTACAGCGGACGTCATAGACCTTCAGCATATGAGTGACTCTTTGAAGAAGGCATTTATTGCAGATGTGATCATTGCACTGTGTGCTACTCAGCCTGAGATAAATGCGGGCATTGTCGGTTTCTATGGTGCAAAAAACCGCAATGGTAGAGACAAATTCACTGTGAAGGTCAAGGCCGCCTACGAGACAATGACGCTGCAGAATCTTCTGGAGACGCAACCTGACGATGATACACAGATGCAAGCCACTACAGCTAGTAGTCCGGCTAGTGTGCCACCACAATCGCCGATCAGTCAGCCCTTGTTGCCGCCCGGACCGAAACCCAGACGACAAAGAGCAGTGATCCCGACGCGTGCCTGATTTTCTAGAATCAGCTTCTCACTTTCACTGTCCTGTGCTAGTTTGACTCCTCCTGGGATTGGGACTCTGTGATTCTTTACGACTTCCACTGTTCCGATTGTGACCATCGCTTTGAGGCGCTTGTGGCCTCTGGCGCGGAGCACGAGCCTTGCCCCTCTTGTGGTAAGCAGGCAGATCGCTCCCTCAGCGCAGCCCATATTGGGCTATTGAATGACCCTGTACGTAGAGCCGAAAGTCTACGAAAAAGGGCGTTCGACCATACAATTAGCGAAGCCAGGAAGAATCCTGAGCGCATCGCTAATGCGTATGGTGGCACTCCGCGGTCGCAACAGAAGTGGAACGTGAGGTCACAGAAGTCCTCTGCGTGAGGACGCGTGACTTCTGTTCTATCTGTTGATGCGTCTGTTGTAGTAGCGGCTGCTCCGCAGCTCATGCGTTCTTGGACAGGTGTTCAAGGCGCAACATACTACTTGATTCAGAACATGAGCCAGTTCCGTCAGTTCTACGCAGAATTGAGAAGACAGAAGATCATTGCGGTTGACACTGAGACCACCAGCTTAGATTGGGTTCGCGCTAGAGTGTGTGGTTTTGTTTTTGGTTGGGGTATTGACAACAACTACTACTTGCCTATCGCTCATCAAACAGACGAGGCACAGTTGTCTGTTGATGACATTCGAGACGACTTGCGTGCAGTACTAGAGGACGCGTCTGTCACTAAGATATTTTGGAACAAATGCTATGACCAGCATATGTTGCAGCGTGAGGGCATTGGATTACGTGGTCCGTGTCACGATGGTGTTCCTCAAGTTCACTTGCTGGATGAGAATGTAGAAAAGGCTCTGAAAGACGTATCGTGCTCTCTCATCGATAAGAATGCGGACAAATGGGAGAAAGCACTGCACAAGTGGCGTGACGATGAGTCAAAACGAAGACGGAAAGAGTTCTCACGCATCATAAAGGCAACGTTGGATAAGACACGCACCGCGCTCGAAGCCGAGATGCAGGAGCGTGATCCGATGTGGCGGTTTTCTGGCAAGACAAAAGCACAGATAACCAACCTACTTAAGCAGAAGGTAAAAGAGAAGCTGTCTGGCCATCCGTTTGCTGATGCCAAAAAGACAGACATCACATACGACTTGGTTCCTCTTGATGTGATGACGCCGTATGCGTGTGCTGACGTCCATTACACATGGATGAACTACAAGAGCTTATTGCCAAGCATTGCAGGTCACGACGCTCTGAGAGGTCTGTATCTCAACGAAATGGAGTTGGTGCAGGCTATATACGAAGTGGAGGACAACGGTGTTCTCATTGATGTTAGCCTGCTCAACAAGCTTGAACCAACGTTCGAGAAGGCTATGGCGGATGCAGAACGCGAAGTTTACGCCGCCGTTGGATATGAGTTCAAGATCGACTCCAACCAAGAACTTCTTCAAGCTTTGCGCAAGGCTGGCTGTACGCTCACCAAGCTGACCAAGAAAGGCAAGGAGAATCTTCGTAACGGAATCGAAGTCAGCGAAGATCAGTATAGTGTTGACAAGGAAGTACTCGAAGAGCTTGCAGCTGAGTACGAATTCGCGGCTAAGGTCATTGAGTTTAGAGACAAGCAAAAGCTACTCAATACATACGTGCGCGCGATACGTGAGTTGGTTGATAGCAACCACTATCTACACAGCTCGTTCAATCCGAACGTATCTACGGGTCGTATGTCCTCACACGATCCGAACGTGCAGAACATTCCAGGAAAGAACCTAGACATTCGTCGTGCTTTCGTCATCCCTGGTTTCGAGGATCCAAAAAGCTCTGAGTATGTGTTTGTGTTTGCTGACTACAGTCAGATGGAGCTGAGATTAACTGCGCATTGGTCCAACGATCCTACACTCGTTGCTGCGTATGCGCCTACTGCTCCTGGATGGATTGGCAAAGAGCAAGACGTTCACAGCATTACGTGTGCTGACGTAGTTCTTCAACGTCCCTTGGACGAAGTGCTGCGTATTCTGAAGGACGAAAGCCATCCAGAATACAATGACATAAAGTGGTACAGAAACATAGCTAAGCGTGTTAACTTCGGGATCATCTACGGTGCTGGACCTTTTGCCATCCAACGACAGGTGTCGACGCCTAAGCGCAAGGTGTCTGCTGATGCTTGCAAGGCATATATCAAGAAGTACTTCCAGCGTTACCGAGGGGTGAAGGCTTGGATCGATAGCACTGAGCTGCAGATGCGCCGTCAAGGATTTCTGCAGAACACATTCGGCAGATTTCGTAGGCTACCGAAAATCCACTCGGCAAAGAAGTGGGAGCAGGGGCGCGCTGCTCGACAGGGTGTGAATTTCCTCATTCAGGGCGATGCTGCTGACATCTTCAAGCATGCGGTTGTTCGTGTACGACGCATCCTCAAGAAGCACAACGCACGTACACGTATTGTCAACTTCGTTCACGATGAGATCCAGTTCTACTGGCACAAGGAAGAGCTTGGTCTCATGGGCGAGGTGAAGAAAGCAATGGAGGACTTTGATTTTCGTGTCCCGATTGTAGTTGACTTTGCACGGTCGTGGACAAACTGGGCAGCGAAGAAAGAACTCAAACACTGAGGTTGGAATGGCAAAGCTACCTAACATTGAGATCAAGCTTGACGGTATAGAGTACGCATACACGTTCTCAGAGGACATCTCGGTTGACCGGACGAATTTGGAAGAGGAGTTGTCTACGCAAGCCGAGAAGTACTACTACTACGCGTATCTAGCGACTACGGCACGCACCAAAGCTCTGTTCAAGAAGGCAGAATTGGAGCAAATGTATGCGCGCGTTGATAACGAGAAGCGCAATTTGGCTAAGACGGTCCCTGGTTTCAAATACACGGAAAAGATGTGCGAGAACGAGGTGATTACCGACCCTCGTTATGTTGCGCTACAGACAGCATACTTTGAGGCTGATTTGCTCGCTAATCAGCTTGATGAGTGTGCACGAGCGATGGCTCAGCGTCGCGACATGCTTATTCAATTGGGAGGGATCACTCGGCAGACAATGTCCCCTACACGTGTTGTTGAACAGCAACGTGACGTAGCTGAGACGTTGATTGCTAAGACACGTGAGAGGAGTCCGTCACAACCATTGCCAGGACAGATGGGGTTTGATGGTTCTGTTGTTCCGGCGCCGACGTTACCAGCACCAGCAAGCGGTGCTGCACCGATGCAAGTACCGAAAATTCGCCGGCGCCCGGCCTAGCTAAAGAAACCGCACGAAGGGAAAAAGGAGACCACATGGGTGTTGATCTTGGGTACATCAATCAAAAGCAGGCTGAATTAGCCGCTGCCGCTGCTGCTCGTAGTGCTGGTGGGTTTCGCTATTGGAATCCCTCCTCAGGTAACAACAAGATTCGTTTGTTGCCGCCATGGACTGACGAGGCAAAGTCCTTTGAGCGTGCAATCATGACTCACTTCAACGTGGGTCCTGAAGAGCAGATGTTTCCGTGCGCCGGTGTCGGTTGCCCAATCTGTGCGCATGTTGCGAAGATGCGCGCTACAGGAGATCCAGCCGATGCAGAGGCAGCACAGCGAATCGTAGCCAAGAAACGTTACTACTCCAATATCATCGACATGAAGGATCCTGTCTACACAAAGAAGGATGTAGACGACTACCGAACCAGTGGCGCTACAGACCCATGTCCGTTTGAGGAAGGCCAGACCAAGGTACAGATTTTCGGTTATGGCCCAATGGTGTACTCGCAACTGATCAACATGTTCGCACAGTTGCAGCAGGATCTAACGGATCCTGTCAACGGCTACGACATCATGATCACGAAGATTGGTGAGGAACTCGCCACCAAGTACACAGTGATTCCTGCTCCACCTGCGCGTCCTGTTCAAATCAGCGGACGGAAGAAATTGTCAGAGTTGCTGATTGATCTAGATAAGATCAACATGCCTCGCTCGAATGAGGACATGTTGGCAGCTCTCACACCACAGGGTGCTGTCGCTGGTGGTACAGCTAAACAGCCTCCTGGATTGCCGCCGCCTGCGACACCGCCACCAGTGGCGGCTTTGCCTCCCCCTACGCCACCCGCTCCACCCGCTCCATCCCCTCAGAAAGCACAGACACAGCCTCCTGCGGCTGAGCCACCTCCGCCTTGCTTCAAAGACAAGGTTACGTTCGATCAAGCTGACGTCCAGTGCGCAGGAGGCGACCAAACGGACCCTGCGACTAAGAAGACTGAGCACTTTGAGCCTTGCCCATTCTTTCAGCCATGTGGCGAACACTCCGGAAAGCTGGTACCACCCGCGGCAATGAAGCGTCGGCGTACCTCCGCCGCGGCAGCAGCTCCCGCTACCACGGAAGCGGATATGCTCGAAGCTCAGATGCGTGAGGCACTTAAGTCGTGAGAAGAAGACCAGCGGGGAGCGTAGAGACTGACACAGTGTCTGTCGCGCCCGATGCTGAGCCTGAAGGTGCAACCGCAGAAGTTCCGGCTGCGGTTGTACCTGTTGCGCTCAAAGACACTGCAGTTGACGGCATACTGACAAAGATTCAGGGTGATCTCAACAAAGCGTTTGGTTCTGACGCTTCTATGCGCCTTGATGCACAAGACACCTTGTCTCGTGTAGACAATTGGGTATCTACGCGAAGCATTGTTGTTGACGCTGTTCTCAGAGGCGGCAGACCTGTTGGATCGTCACTGATGCCTTTCGGTAGGCAGGTCGAGATCAGTGGTCCTCCAAACAGTGGCAAGACAACACTGTGCGCGCAGATCGCGGCTGAAGTGCAGTCCAAAGGTGGGATTGTCGTAATCACAGATACAGAAGAGCGTGTGGATCACGTTTACTGGCGCAAACTAGGCGTAGACATCTCAAGAATAATTCGGATTCAGGCTGAGGGTCTTGAGGATGTGTTCGACAAGCAGTATCGCGCATTGCAGTTCGTACAGAAAGAAGCACCGGATCGCTTTGTTCTGTTGATTTGGGATTCTTTGGGCGCTGTGTCTGGTGTTGATCTTGTAGAGCCTGACTCAAAGGAGTCTCCAATGACTCAAGCACAGAAGTTTGGTATGCGCCAAGCTAAGGTCATCTCAGATGGTATGCGCTTGATCAATGGAATCATCTCCAAGACCAGAGCTTGCTATCTGTACACCAACCACGAGTATACAGCCATCGGCACGCAGTGGGGACCTGCGCGAGAGACGATGGGTGGCAACAAGCCCAAATACTTCGCGACTGTACGCCTTCAGTTGACTGGTTGTGGTGCAATCAAAGAAACGGATGCGGCTACAGGACAAGAGCAGATCATAGGGCAGAAGATCAGGGTCAAGGCGCTGAAAAACTCGATGGCCGGTATCCTGAAGGAGTGTGAAGCCGTTGTCATGGCCCATCGTGGTTTCGTCAACGACTACACAGTGTGGGAGGTTGGCGCACGACTAGGGTTCATCGTCAAGGAGAACAAATCATCATGGTCTGTGTGGGTGACACCTCAGACGCATCAAGAAGTCAAGTTCCAAGGATACAATGGCTTCGTTGAGAAGGTCGTCAGTCACCCAGAGTTCAATGACCTTGTCAGTAATGTTCTGGCCTTTCTGTGATCACGTACTCTGTGTTCGGGTATCCGATTTCATGGGACGAAATAGTCCCGCCTAGGTTACGTGACAACAGGACTGAATGGTCCCGTAGACGATCGCGCGTACGTCGTAAGGCGCATGAGTTGCGTGATAAGCTACGCAAAGTACTTGGTGGCGAGTGCGTTGAGTGTGGGAGTGTTAAGGAACTTGCGTTTCACCATCCTCGCGGTCGTGATTGGGAGCCTAATCGTAAGAACCAGCTGACACGCATGCGCTTTTACTGGCGTGACTACGTTGCAGGTAACCTGTCTTTGCTGTGTATTGTGTGTAATGGACACGATGGCGCCATGAACAAGCACAAATACAGAGAAGCCAAAAAGAAAGGACGCTAATGATACGATTTTTGATTAACCAGTTGGTTAAGCGAATGGCGCGCCCTAGAATCATTCGCGATCGTTCCGGGTCCAGTCCATATCTCAGTCGGTACTACATCATCGGCAGACCACGTATGGCAGATGGATCCGACCCGTTTGACGAGTACGGTGACTTGCGTCCTGGTGTCATCTACAATGACTATGGGTTCGGCGTTTACCTGCATAAGTTTCATCGTAGCGACGATGATCTTGAGCTGCACAATCACCCATGGGCATGGGCACTCAGTTTGGTATTGGCTGGTGGGTACTTCGAGGAGCGCAGGATTGAAGGCAGGGAAGTCACGACACGTGAAGTGAGACCAGGTCGGTTGAATTGGATCACGCATGGCACTTACCATCGGGTTGACTTGCGTGAGGATGACGCTTGGACTCTATTCATTGTAGGTCCGAAGACATCATCTTGGGGATTTTGGTCACGTGACACTGGTGTGTTCACAGAGTGGCGTGATTTCCTACGGCAGAAGCGAGAGAAGCGGACAAAGGCAGCTGTCAAGTGAAGATACTGTTGTTCAGCGACTTGCATGCGCACCTGTTTAAGCCGTACGCCACCATACTACCGGATGGCATGAATAGTCGTCTCGCAGATGCAGTCAGTTGTGTCAAACAGATACTTACATACATAGACAATCACCCGGACATAGATTTGGTTCTGTTTGGTGGAGATCTGTTCCACACGCGCGGGCGCATTGCAGTTCATGCGTTCAATGCGATGTATGAGATGCTATCTAAGTTCAATGTTCCTGTGGTTCTCATACATGGAAATCATGACCAAGCCGACAAAGAAGGCAGTGTGTACAGTGTCATGTCTCTTGAGACAATCTGCACTGTAGTGTCTCAGCCAGGTTGGTGTGTTGTAGAGAGCCAGCGAAAAGAGCCCATCAATTTGATGGCGGTGCCATACACTGAAGATATTGCGCATTTGCGTGAGGTGGTGAAGCAGCCACCGCCTCGTTCTGGTTTCAAGATGTTTCTCGGGCATCTTGGTTTGCAGGGCGCTTTGGTTGGCGCTGACTTTGTGTATGCCAACCGCAACGATGCACAAGTGTCTGACTTGAATGTAACTGCGTTTGACGCCGGTTACTTAGGGCACTTTCACAAGCACCAACAGGTTTCCGACCATTTCTATTACATCGGTGCTCCTCTACAACACACTTGGGGGGATGCTGGCGATGCGGAACGTGGGTTCATTGTCTACGACACAAACACCAGAAGTCATGTGCGTGTTCTTCTTAAGGCTCCTCGTTTCATGCGTACGCGCGAGAGTGACTTTTATGGTCTGGATGACGACTACGTTAGAATGACTGCGACGCGTACGTATTCTGACGATGAGATTGAGTCTTTGCGGACTAAACACAATCTGCGTTCTTTGGAAGTTGAGTTTGCAGAGATAGCTGTTCCTGTGCAAGGACCACGCATAGCCATTGAGCACGGCATGTCATACCAAGACATGGTCCAACGTTGGGTGGCGTCAGGTACGCAAGGCACAGACGGTCTAGACACCGACTATCTTGTTCAGCTTGGCCTTGAGATTCTGCAAGAGGTGGAAGACACATGAGATTCTCGAGTGTGTCTGTACAGAACTTCCTGTCATTCGGAGACGAGCAGACCATTGATCTACGTGCGCGCGGTCTCGTAGCAGTGTTCGGCCGCAACCTAGACAGTCAGGGCGCAGATAGTAATGGGGCAGGCAAGAGCACAATTCTAGAAGCTATCGTATGGGCGCTGTATGGCGAGACCATGCGTGGGTACAAGGCTGATGAAGTTGTCAACCGTTCTGTAGGTGCTAATTGTCGTGTGCGTCTGTATCTGGAGGACGACGGTAGACAGTACTTGATCGATCGTACACGTAAGCTAGGCGGCGTAAAGAAGCCTAATGACGTGCGTGTACATACTCAGGTTGGTGGTGTGTGGAAAGAGGTATCTGAAGGCACTAACGCTGACACGCAAGAACAGATTCAGACCATTGTAGGTATGGATCTGATGACGTTCACACAAAGTGTGATGTTGCGTACGGGTTCAGTGTCGTTCTCAGCTATGACTGACAAGCAGCAGAAGGAAGTGCTAGAGAACATTCTGCAGACACACATACTCTCTGCCGCGCAAGTCAAGGTCAAAGATCGTACGATTCGTCTCCAACAAGAGATGGCTGGTCTACGCGCTGGTGAGGCACGTGTTGAAACTCAGATCAATGACGCACACATACATATAAACAAGTTGACGCAACAGCGTGATCAACATGCGGCGATCATAGAGAACAGGCGTAAGGAGTTGGTGCAGCGTCGTGTAGCTGTCGAGGTGAGCCTAGATGAGGCGTACGCACGTGGTGGTCTTGGTGCCTTGCTAGCTCAGCAAGAGGACCAGGGCAAGCGTGTGGCTGCGCTAGAGGATGGTCTGCGTGCGTACCAAGAACGTGCTCTAGAAATCACCAGACAAGCCGGTGAGAAGCAACAAGCGTTGGCACGTGAAGAAGGAATGGCAGTCGGTAGGCTTAGGCAATTGTCATCTGACCTGCAAACCATAGACCAGTTTGTAGGTAAGTCATGCCCAACGTGCAAGCAGGTGTTGAATCCCGACGCAGCAGACGTATGCATGCAGGCATGGGGCAAAGAAGCCGCAGAGCTGCAACAGAAGATGGATGACATTGCGCGTAAACGTGGACGCATAAAGGCGACGGAAACAAAGCAGCTATCTGAGTTCAGCGCTGAAAAGTCTGCAATGGAGACTGAGTTGTCTACACTGCGCGCTTACCTGCGCCAGACAACAGAAGCGATCCAGAAGCGTAATGCAGAGCTGAAGGCTGTGTGTGATCTAGAACAGCAGGTACTGCACCTTGACGCTGAGATTCTTGACTTGGACGATACTGTCAATCCGTTTCAGGGACTGATTGACCAAGCCAATACATCTCTTCTGACTCATGAGACTGCATTACGGAGTATACATTTCAGGATCCACATCGTAACTACGCACTTAGTTCATTTGAACTACTGGCTGGCGGCATTCAGTAATCAGGGCTTGCGTAGCTATGTGCTTGACTCTGTAGTGCCGTTTCTTACCTCGCGCGCACAGTATTACGCGGATACGTTGTCAGGTGGTGACTTGAAAATTACGTTCAGTACACAGACTACGCTCAAGAGCGGAGAAAGCCGCGAGCAGTTCCAAGTGTCTGCCCACAATCGGTACGGCGCTGACGTTTACCACGGCAACAGTGATGGCGAGAAAGGGCGGGTAGATATTGCCGTAGGTTGGGCGCTCGGTGACCTGGCAGCGCAGCGGGCACGCAAGCCAGTGAGATTCAAGGGACTCGACGAGCCTTTCACTCACCTGGATGAGACAGGTGAAGACGCAGTGGTGCGGTTGCTCCACAAAGAAGTGTCCAGGTATGAGACGATTCTGTGCATTACACACAGTGCTCATCTTCAGTCTCAGTTCCAGAATCAGATAACAGTCAGGAAGAAGAATGGTGTATCAGTCGTGTTGTAGGCGCTCTGCTGATGAGGCTGTGCCGATGGGTGTGGGACCGGTAACGCGGTCGTGCGCTCCGATGGGATCGGCACATGGTGGCAGGCAGTGGATTCTGTTCACACAGGTCCCGGCAAGGGTGTCCCAGTCCCCTTAACAGTCAGCAGGGCGCCTACCCTTTCAACTAACAAGGAGTTACGAATGGCAGACAAAACGCTCCGCGAGCTGCAGTCATCGCTTCCGTGGACTGGGCACTATCATCGTGACTTTCGTTCAACGCCTATGACTCACAAGGATTTTGCGCATGCGTTGTTGCATGTTCACAAGGCGGGCGGGAAGCTTGCCGGAATCGTCAATGACGCTGAACACGGTGGTGTTGAGTGGGCCGGAGCGACGGTGCGTGAAGAGGTGTCTAAGTACGTTGCTGATTTAGTGATTTGTGCACTCCGCATGGCCACTACATGTCCTGAAGGTCAGATTGATCTGCAGCGCGCTGTAGAGGATCGGCTCACCGACAAGAACAATCAGCTAGCTGCGGATGCAATGATGTTGAAGAAGGCGGAAAGGGTGTAGTCATGAGTTTGGTGGTCACAAAGAAGTGTAATGTATGTGACAAGGAATTTAGCACTGACGTAGATGGAGTTAGCGACTGTGGTGAGCATGGTCCTCCAGTTACTGTTGGTGAGGTATCTGCTGTAGAGCAACCAACGCGGGCATCGGAGCAGTTCAAGAGTCGTTTATCTCCTGGTGGGGAGATCGCAAGTCCTATGACTCCTGAAGACATCATTGCGTACGCCAACGCCGCAAAGAAGAACAGGTGGCTAGCGATTTTCATACAGCTGTCGCGTTGTGAGCGGTTCCTGAAGTTCGTAGAGGCGAACTATGTCATTCAGGACAAGATCGATGAGGAAACCAAGAGCATAGAGACTGCTGTGTACGAGAATCCGCGTGCTGTTGGTCCGCCTTTGTCTCGTGCACAGGTCGGCAAGATGTTGGCAATCCTGAAGATGTACAACTGTCGCAAGTCTGATGAAGCACTGAAGCGCATACTAGCTACGCTGGGTCAAGAGGAAGACGCGCCTAAAATCATCACTTCAGCCAGTACGAAGGATGTGAAGGAAGCTGCAGCACAAACTGTGTTGAAGGACAAGTTGGACTGATGCCAAAGGCTAAAAAGGAGCAGATCAATCATCCGTCTCACTACAAGTCCGGCGGGATTGAAGCAATAGACGTAATTGAAGCTTTTGAGCTTGGATTCTGTCTTGGCAACACAGTGAAGTACATTCTTCGCGCTGGACGCAAAGCTGATGTATTGGTGGATTTGAAGAAGGGTCGTTGGTACTTGGATCGTGAAATCGCGCGCCTTGAACAGAAGAAAGGACTCAATGCTAATGGGAAATAGAGTCGAACTACTCGGTAGTGGTTACCTTGAGCTGATTGAGTCCTGGGGAAGCGATGAGCGGATTGTCGAAGCCGCTCGGATGAGCACGAACAAAGGGTTCCTTGGATGGGGGCCTAAGTGTCGTAACTGCGGCGATTCGTTCGACGATCCCGAACGTTTGTGTCCAACTCCTACAGGTACTGAGTTTGTGGACTCTGGTCGTGGTGGACATGTGTTCGACGCTCCTGGGGATGAGAAGCTTTTGCGCTTTCTTTGGGAAAACAAACACGCCACGCCGTTTGAGATGGCAGGTATGACGATTGAAGTGAAAGCTCCAATCATGGTGTTTCGTGAGTGGCACAGACATCGCACACAATCTTATAACGAGATGAGCGCGCGCTATATTCCGCTGCCTGATGAGAACTATACACCAAGCATGGAGCGCATGCGACTCGGAGGACAGAGCGCTACAAACAAGCAAGCCAGCGGTACTGCACTTGCAGAGACTGATGCTTTGGAGTGGTTGGCTGAGCTTGCTGATGTCTATGCTCACGCACAGCGTGTGTACGAGAGTGGGATCAGGCGTGGTGTCGCAAAGGAACTTGCAAGATTGCCTGTACCTGTAGCGCGATTCAGTCGGATGCGCGCTTCAGCTAATTTACGCAATTGGTTGGGATTTTTGACGCTTCGATGTGATACTAAGGCTCAATGGGAAATACGACAGTACGCAAATGCAGCGGCTAATCTTGTCAAGTTGTCGTTTCCACGTGTGTGGGAGATCGTGAAAGTGTCATGCTTGTTCTAGGTGTTGACCCAGGTCCTGAAGAGACAGCTTGGTTACTGCTTGAAGGCGATGGGATTATGTCGTTCGCAAAAGAGTCGAATGCTGTACTTTTAGATCGGTTCAATGGTGGACCTGGATCGTTTGCCGACACCATAGTCGGCGCCGCCGCATTGTGGAAACCGGATCACATGGCGATTGAGATGATTGCAAGCTATGGGATGGCTGTTGGTAAGACTGTGTTTGATACTTGTGTATGGATTGGTCGTTTCATCCAAGCTTGGGGTGGAACGAAATACACTCAAGTGTACCGCAAGCAGGTAGCTTTGCACTTGTGTCAGAGTCCGCGCGCCAATGACTCTAATGTGAGAGCTGCTTTGATTGACAAGTTTGGTACTCCTGGAACCAAACGCAATCAAGGGAAGACCTACGGAATTTCTAAAGACATTTGGTCTGCTTTAGCAATAGCAGTGACATACGCTGAGGCTATACATGGACAGCCGTAAATGCACACAGTGTTCTCAAGAAAAAGATGCGTCTCATTTTTCTTGGCGCAATGATGGTAGTCACAAGCGGCTTACGTCTCGTTGTAAAGAATGCAGGCGGTTGAACTATAAAGAGAATCCTCAACACAATAGAGACAGATCTAGAGAATATTACGACACCAATAAATTAGTGATACTGGAAGGACTAAAGCAGCGTCGTCGTATGAATCCAGTTCTCAGTTTATTACACGCAGCTAAAGCACGTTCTAAACGTTTGGGCGTTCCATTCGATTTACAAGAATCGGATGTGGTTGTTCCTGAGATTTGTCCAGTGCTTGGAATTCCGTTGATAGTTAATGATGGTAAGTGTGGCCCAAACAGCCCTACGTTAGACCGTGTTATAGGTGCTTTGGGTTACGTGCGCGGCAATGTCGTAGTTGTTAGTTTCAAAGCGAATACCATCAAGAACGACGCGACACTTGATGAGCTTCGTTCTGTTCTAGCTTTCTACGACCGTTTGGTGTTACGTGCTGCATAAGTGATGGAGGAGTCAAATGAAACGCAACAAGGCAATGTTGCTGAATTTTCGTCTGTTGTACGGTGCACAAGACAAGCCACCGCCATCTGTTCCAACGTGTGGCATGTGTAAGCAACCGCTGACTAGGTGTAAGTGCAAAACCAATGATCTGCAGAAGTAAATGAGTTCTCCAGCACGCTGCTTCGTTGCGTGCGACGTTACTAACCTGGTGGACAGCTGCAGACGGCAGTACGGTGACGACGCTCGGCTAGATTTTGGTATGCTCGGTCGGGTAGTCCCGGCAGTGTTGCACCCTGAGATCGTCACACAGGTTTTGACTGCGTACATAGTTGTACACAACAAGACCAAGTCAGGTCAAAACACGTTCCAACGTGCTCTCAACCATCTTGGTTTTACTGTGAAATCACGTGATACCCACACGCGTACGGATTGGGACGTCGGCATAGCTATAGATGCAGTTGACAGATTGCCTCACTATGACACGTACGTGCTGATGAGCGGCGACGGCGATTTCGCTATGCTGTTGGAGTACCTACGTGCCCACGGTAAGCGTACGATCGTAATGACGTTTGAGCTTTCTGCGTCACGTAAGCTATATGACACTGCTGACTTAGTCATCCCGTTCACTCAAGCGGTTGTCACGAGGAAGACATGATCCGCGTATACTGTGACGGGTCTATACTCGGCAATCCTGGCGGGCACGGCTACACTGGTTTTGTTGTGTATGACATTGCCGGTAAGCTTATGCACAAACACTCCGACGATCTTGGCATACACCCACAGATGTCCAACAATGTAGCAGAGTACTGTGCGGTGTTGTCTGCGCTGAACTGGCTAATGGTTCATAAGTATAGTCACGAAGAGTTACGTATACATACTGACTCACAGTTGGTTGTTCGTCAGCTCAATGGTGTGTGGGGTTGTTATCAGTCGCACCTGTCTGTGCTGAAAGACCATGTGCTTACGTTGTCTAAGACGTTCAAGGCTGTCTCGTTTGTATGGATACGACGTGAACAAAACACTGAGGCTGACGCAATGTCAAAGAGTTTGTGGAAGACATGAGGATCCCAGGTATTGAACCTCGTGTTTTGCGTTTTCAGACCAAGCGTCAGGACTCGGCTGCGTTCATTGCACAACACATACGCGACAAGTCGTCCATTCTCATTGAGGACGAGACAGATGGACTTCTTGTGTCTGACGTTTTGGTTGACGTTGTGGCGTTGTCATATGGGTTGAACTATGTGAGTGGGCTTGAGGCGCTGAGGCGTGTGCGTGATGCCGCGCTGGCGCTGGTCAAGCCGGGAGGAATGCTCGTGGCTGTGGCGCGAGCCTGCGACAACGGTGAGGAACTGGCAGTCAGGATGGTCTCTTCTGGCGTCTCTCCTGACGTTCTGGGAGTATCTAACCTCTCGAGTCAAGAAATCATAGGACTTGCACCACAGTCTGGTGTATTCTTGACAAGCTCAATTACGTTTGTACCCCCCGCAGATGATGGTGTTGCACGTTTCACACAGTTCGCGTCAGATGTCCGGCGTTCGGCGAAGAAACCTGACATACGTTTCGTAGCGCGGGATAGATTCACAACACGTATAGTCGATGTTGGATTGACATGGCACAAACCACTAAAACCGCAGCGATAAAGGAAGCGCGTGTTGAGACGCGCATGATTCCTCTGAATGAAATCTATGAGTTTGAAGGAAATCCGAATGAAGAAGCCACACTCGTATTCAACAACCTTCTACTGGAGATACAGGAGGATGGTTTCGATCAACCACTGATCGTGGTGGATCGCATGCGGATAGAGAACAAGCCAGGCTGGTCAGTGGTTTCTGGTAACCATCGTTACCGTGCGCTGAAGCTACACGGCTATACGCACGCTGATTGTGTAGTTAAGGATTGGGACGTAGAGAAGGCTAAGATCAAGGTCATTCGCCGAAACCTGATTGCCGGTCAGCTCAACAATGAGCGGTTTACGCGTATGGTTGATAGCATCCGTACGCCGTACACGCCGGACCAGATTGCTGACGTGCTTGGTTTTGGTGACGTAGACAAGTTCGCCAAACACTACAAGAAGCAGAATGAGCGTGAAGCCCGAGCGGCGGGCGACACCTCCATGGGCGATCCAACCAAGCTTGTGGAGGGAATGACCGTGTTGCTCAACAAGCTGTTTACCGAGTACGGTGATACCGTACCGAACAGCTTCATGTATTTCTTGAACGGCGGGCGCATTCACTTAGCTGTGCAGACCAATACACAGTTACGTAGAGTAGTCAACCGCATAGCTAAAAGATGCATGAATGAACACCTAGACATCAATCTCATTTTGGCAGGTGCTCTGACACTAGGGCTTTCTGCACTTGACAAGAGCGTGAAAGACGTTGTGTTGGCAGGGGCTGAGGACGTCGACAAGGACGAGGAGATGCATCCTGTGGTTGGGCGGGCTGCATCCGAGGTTGAGTCGTGACAAAAGCTCAGCGAGCGGACCGCAAGTGTTGTCTTGGTGCCTATTTGCAGCTGGCTGCTAATGAGGCATCTGTGATTGGTTTTTCAGAAGTCAAGTTTACGCGCCTGGCCATACGTAAGTGGACGCAGGCTGCGCGTAATGCTGAAAAAGCACGTCGATCTGCATCACTAATCAGCGGCTATCACAATAGCGGCAGGCGGAAAAAGAATGCCTGACGCTACACCACCTCCTCCGCCGTCTCCCAAGCGCCCTGTTAGGCGTGCCGCGCAGGTAGAGCCTCCGACACAGGCACCAGCCTTCAACAAGGGCATACAGGCGCTTGACCCACGTGAGGCGCTGAGCAAGGCGACACCCGAGCAATTGCGTCTGCTCACGTTCAGCAATTTCGCGTTGTGGTCACAGTACAGCGGTGTTCGTGTAGATGAGCAGGTGTTTGACTTTGACGATCACAGATACCTGTTGCCTATCTACACGGAGACGTCGAAAGAGATCGCGTGGATGAAGAGCGCTCAGATGGGCGCCACAATCTACGAAGTTCTCAGACTCTTGTGGTTCTGTCGGTACAATCAAGTGAAGGCAGGTTTGTACTTTCCTACACAGGAAGGTGTCATGAATTTGTCGAAGGATCGTATCGGTCCGTTGATTGCTAGCATTCCTGAGCTGAAAGGTGCTGTGGCTGAGGCTGAGGCAAAGGATGCTCTTCAGCTTAAGCACATACGCAATACCAAAGGCGGTTTGTCATCTCTGTACATGTTGTACCTAGGTGGCAAGGCCTCCAAGGACTCTGTTCCTCTTGACGTGCTCGCCTTTGACGAGGTTCGTCTGTGTGAGCAGAAGGATATAGATCAGGCACTCGAGAGGTTAGGACACTCGTCATTCAAGTACAAGATGTACGTCAGTACTGCTGGTTATCCATTCACTGACATACACAGGCGTTTCTTACAAGGTACACAACAGTATTGGCATATCAAATGTAACTGCCCGGACGGTTTCATTCCGTCAGAGTGTTTCCCTGAGTGTATCGCAGTATCTGGTAAAGAGGTTTGGTTGCGCTGTCCGCGCTGTAAGGTACGTATCAACGATCCACAGAATGGTAGATACGTAGCGCACAATCCCGGTGCCAATTTCCCGAGTTTCCACATCTCACAGTTCATTTCAAAGCGCATCACTCCGTTCGAGATATGGGATACGTACAATCGTACCACTCACAAAGCGGAGTTCTTCAACGCTAAGCTGGGTAAACCGTTCGTAGATGAGGAAAACGTACCAATTACAGACGCTGTGCTGCAGAACTGCACTAACACTGATTTGCGTTGGGCTAAGCAGGAGTCACGGCATAAAGGCGCGTACTCAATGGGTGTCGATCAGCATGGTGGTAACGTATACATCGTGATGCTCCAACGTGCTCCGGATGGCAAGAAGCGGTTGTGTCACCTCGAGATTGTAGAGCGCGATAACCCAAACTACTGGGAGGCAGGCACACCTGTCAGTCCATTCAAGCGGGTGTACCAGTTGATCCGTGAGTATAACGTCGGCATGACTGTAGTTGATGCTATGCCGAACTACAACGAATCTACTGAACTTGCGCGTACGTTCCCTGGACGTGTGTTCGTTGCGTGGTACGGCACTGAGATCCAGAAGGACATGGTTCAGTGGGCTGATCGTCTCAAGTATAAGGAAACGATCAAGCGTGGTTCGAAACAGATCAAGATGAAGTGGCAGTGCGTTCTTAACCGCTACTCATCAATCGACTACACACTATCTCAGTTCACGAAGCACGAGATTGAGATACCGCACCCGGACGCGTTGGTGCAGGTGAGTCGCAACGAAAAGGGTGTGTTTGTGGCACAGCCTCTTTGTCGTGACGTCTATTTCACACAT